GCATGTCTGGGAAGTTATCCGTCAGGCTCCTCAACTAAAGCCTTACGTTACTCGGTGGCGTAGGGAAGCTGAGATTAAGATTAAGTCTGAGGCTATAGCATCTATTGCTACTGAGATGAAGGAAGGTGGACGTAGTTCTTTCACAGCAGCCAAGCTCCTACTAGAACGGGGTTGGATTGAGAAGGAACCAGCTTCTAAAGCTAAACAGAAGCTACAAGAGAAAGAAGAGCAGGACATGGATACAGCCGCCATGAAGATGCTTGAAGAAGAAGCTGAACGGCTGGGCCTAAAAAGATTTAACTAATAGTTATCCACCACTGGTAAAGGATATACAACGTGGCTAAGAAACCTGACATTACAACTATTGCTTCTGGTTATTACAGTAGGCAAGCACTTAACACTAACTTCACAAATCTACAGAATGGATTTGATAACACACTGTCGTTAGACGGTAGCACACCTAATGCTATGGGTGCTGACCTAGACATGAACTCCAATGACATCTTGAATGCCAGTGAGATTGATGCTAATTCTCTTCGTTTAGATGGTGTACTGGTTAGCCCAAGTGCTGTATCAATAAAAAGTTCTGTAGCCTCTTCTAACGTATTCACAGGTGACGGAAGTACAACAGCATATACACTGAGCTACGAACCCTTTATTAAAGACAACACTCAAGTCTACATTGATGGTGTCTACCAGAATAAAGTTACCTACAATACATCAGGTACTACTCTAACATTTACTGAAGCTCCACCCCTCAACTCTCAGATTGAGGTTATGATTTCTACTACTCTAACGGATGTAGGTACTGCTGCTGCATCTGCTGTAACGTACAATCAGGGTGGCACAGGTGCTGTTAACCGAACAGTAGAAAACAAACTACAAGAGACTGTATCGGTTAAAGACTTTGGGGCTGTTGGCAATGGTTCAACGGATGATACTGCTGCAATCATTGCTGCTGCTGCAACGATGACTAACAATACAACATTGTATTTTCCAAATGGCACATATCTAATTAGCTCTGCTGGCTTCTCTAGTTTTACAGATGTGTATGGTAATACTGTCATTAATTTAAATGACTTGGATAACATTGGCTTAAAAGGCGATAATGCAATCATCAAATGTGTAAACCATGACATTAGTGCACATGGCGGTTTGCAGTTCTTCAAGTTTACAAACTGTAATGGCGTTTATGTTGATGGCTTTCGTTTCGACATGACGTTTACAGGATACAAAGATAGCTCATCATTCTATCCGCAATGTGGTGCAATCGTTGGAACAAATGCTTCATCAGCTTCAGGCCAAACGCCTAGTGATTTATCTGGCGATGTTCTTATTCAGAACTGTGAGTTTAAGATGTATCACCCTCTTGGCAGCTATGGTCGCACAAGCAACCCATATGCTGGTGATGCTAATAACGGCTTTAAGATTTTTTCATTCTTTTTGAGTTCTCCTGAGAATGCAACACAATATTCTGATCATGCACGAAATGTCACTGTGCGTGATTGTATATTCAAAGAAGGTCACAATGCATATGGCCTTTGGGTATGGGCAACATATAATGCAATCTTTGACAACATTACTGCAGAGGCATGGGTAACTAAAGCATCAAACATTCCTGCTGGAACTGTTTACGGTGGCGGGACACCTATGATCCGTCATCACTTGTTCAAATCAGAGGGGGTTCGAGTAACAAACTGTTTCTTCCGAGCTAAACCATCTTCAGAACGAACAGCCTCTGGGTATGAAGGCGTTTCTGATTTTATTCACTTTGTAACAAACACTGATATTGGATCAGCCAAAGGTGATTACCTCGTTTCAAACAACCAGATCATTCAAGGCAAAGGCGATAGTGCAAATACCCTAAGTGATATTGGCATCCTTTGTTATGGATATGGCGCAGTAAATATCTGTAATAATAATTTTGATGGGCATGATGGAGAAACAGCAAATCTTTATACCGCAACATCAATATTTATTTCTTTAGCAAATGGAGCAACACAACCCGGCATTGGCAATATAAACATTACGGGTAATGCTTGGGGTCGTTGGGCTAAAACACAAAACATCCAAATTTCATCTGGCAATAACTCAGGTGAAGTGCAACGCCGTTGGCAGCAAGTAAATATTACAAACAATATTTCTCTGTCTCAGGAGCAATACTTCTTATTCTTGGGAGAGAGTGCAAGCTATACATATAATGGCGTTCGGATGTTGAATGTGTCCAACAACATTATCGATGGTGAAAACTCTAGCTTTGACAATACTTCGACTAACTCTATAGCAATTAGAGTTCGTAGTTCTCAGAGCACTGACATTGCAAACATCAATCACAACATCATCCGCAATAAATACTATGGTATTTTTAACGATACGTTTACTGGAGACCTCAATACGTTTGGGAATCGTTACGAAGATGTAACCGATGAAAGAAACGTAGCTACCGTTACTGAAATTCTGTCTTCACATGGTAATGGTAGATACGATGCTGAGTTCCAAGGCAACGCAGAAGTTGCAATAACTGCTAAGGCAACATCAACTGGCAATAGTATTCAGCTTTATTCTCAAACAACTTTGCAATACCTTCAGGCATCTAACGAAGCCTTGCACTATATTGGTGCTTCCGAAAAAGCTAGACTGACTTCTTCTGCTTTCCGTCCGGGAGCTGATGGCGGCACAACACTTGGCACATCATCAATTAAGTGGGGCCAAATTTACTCAACGGTTGGCACAATCTCAACGTCGGATGAAAGAGCCAAGCAAGACATTGAGGACTTAACCACAGGGGAGCTTGCTGTTGCAACTGCACTCAAGGGATTGATTAAGAAGTTCCGTTACAGAGGTGCGGTTGAGGCAAAGGGTGACAATGCCAGAACGCACGTTGGCGTTATTGCTCAAGATGTAAAGGCAGCTTTCGAGGCTCAAGGTCTGAACGGCTTTGACTATGGCATACTTTGCTATGACGAATGGGACGATGTTTACGAGAAGAACATCGATAACGAAGAAGTATTAAAGCAGTCTGCTGGTAACAGCTACAGCATTAGATATGATGAGCTAATAGCCTTCATCATTGCGGCATTGTGAGGAGATTGAACGATGGCTTTAACTAAAGCAACAAACCGAATGATTGATGGTGCTGTTTCTAATGTTCTTGACTTCGGTGCTACTGGAGATGGATCAACAGATGATACCGCAGCTATTCAAGCAGCAGTAAATGCAAACCCTAACGGTACAATCTTTTTCCCAGAAGGCACTTACAAGTTTGCAGACATTACAGTTAGCACTGGCGTCATGATACTTTGTGAGAACGGTCAGGCAGAAACAAGCACTAATGCGAACGGCACATCTGCTGGTAAAGTGGCAATGAAATATAATGGTGCTGGTGGATCAAACAGTTCGTTGTTTACTTGGGTTTCGGGTACATCTGCCCAATGGATTTATGGTGGTGGTATCCTAGGCTTCCCAGTTATGAGTGGCGAGAATACATCTCAATATTGTTACATTTGTAAAACAGTTTCTCACATGCAGTTTGATGTTGTAACTCGTCAGACTCAAATATCTGGCGGTTCGATAACTGCAACGAATGGTCAAATTTCTAAGTTTTGTCGCATTCGTCAGAAGCATACATATGGTTCCTTATCTGCCGTTCAGCCTTCACATGGTCTTGTTTTAAATGGCGAGGGAAATCTTTCGAACGAGGGAAGCACTCAGCATGACATTAGCATAAGTGGCCTTGTCTATGATGGTGACATGCTTCGTCTTGTCGGAAACGTAGATAACATTCGTGCTGTTGTTCACGCATCGATTAGCAACAATGGCAACACAATCAACATGGTTAATGGAGCAACCAAGCATCCTAGAAACAATGTGTTTGATTATGTTGCTGGTACAATTAACACGTCCACAAATAGCTTTGGCAATATTGTTTTGCATATGCCTAGTGAGGGCACACAGATTACTGGAACTGGTCAAATTCATTTGAATAGTCTTGTAGATTATTTAACTGGAGAACGGTTTGCTTCACCAGCATATGCTGTTCAAGATAATATTTTTGTACAACCTGCTGGAATGTTCTTAGCTGGCTCTGCCGCACAGGGTGCTTCTGCTTCACTGTGGTCCTCTGTTGCTTTTGTTGATGCTGCACTTAGCTCCGCAGCTTTTAATCTTGCTCCTGCCAATTGGCATCAAGGCGAGATTGCAAGCATGACTTTAATTTATTCTATGGCTGCAACGGGATCATCTCAAAATGTTGTATTTAAAATAAGGGCTTCTACAAAAGCAACACTTGGTATTCCAACGCCAGAGCTTAATCAAGATTTTACATTTGCAGTTCCAGACACCACGAACACAGAAGCAAAACAAGTCTGCACATTTTCTACTGCACTTGCTTTTGCCAAGGGCGATACAGTCTTGGTTAATATCCAAAGAGTTGGGACTGATGGCTCAGATACAGCAACAAGGGATGTAGACTTGTTAGGTGTTGTTGTAACTTATAACAGCTATGGCCCAACCAATCTGAAATCTGGCACTGATCTGCCTGTCTTTAAACCGTCAGCATAAGGAAATAACTATGACCATCAAACAAACTGGCGGCATTTTTGGTCGCAATGTTACCCTTAATGATGTGGAAGCAGAAACAGTAGAGGCCACTACTAAGGTCATCACTCCAATAATAACAAATGGTGTAACATCTGGAACATTAACTATTGGGGCTGGTGCTGCACAAAACACTGGTGCAAACATTTTAATGTATGGCGAGGGTCATGCACAAGTTAGTGACTTTTTATTTAGAGCTGGCACAACGCAACTTGTTAGAATGCAAGACAGTGGCGAAGTAAAGATCATTAACGGTAATGTTCGTTTTGATACGGCTGGTACTGGCATCGACTTCTCTGCCACCTCTGGAGCTGGCACAAGTGAACTGTTCGATGACTATGAAGAGGGAACTTGGTCGCCTGTTTTATCTACTGGAATGGTTTCTGGGCCAAGTGGATATACTACTCAACGAGGTAGTTACACAAAGGTTGGTAACTTAGTCAGTGCACAGCTTGAAATGGACGCCAATGGTGCTGTTGGTAGTGCTGCACTAATTACATTATCTGGTTTGCCTTTTACTTCATCAGCAAATTCTCTAGCACATGGTGGAGGTTTTTTTACCTATAGCAATAGCTTTTCTACAGGAAGCAATGTGAACATTCACATTCCGGCATCTGATACAAAGATTGCATTTTACAGAAGCAATGGAAATCAAGTTTTAGGAATTGATAGTGATGTAAACATTAACAACCTAGTAATGATAACAGTTGTTTATGTAGCAGCATAATAACCCACTGCGTAGCTTTGGGTCGGACAGTCCAACCATCAAAGGAGAAAAACGATGGCACTAACAGAACAAGCAGTAAACGACAAAATCGAAGTCGTAAACAACGGCACCTTTTCAGTCGTACAAGTTCGTACAGCAAACATCATCAGGCGTGATGGTGTAGAGATTAGCCGTACATTCCACCGTCATGTGGTAATGCCTGATGCTGATCTTTCAGCAGAGGATGCTGATGTATCTGCTATCTGTACACCAGTATTTACTGATGCGGCAAAGGCTGCTTATGCTGCACATCTGGCTGCTCAAGCAGAGGGAGAGTAATCATGGTTGCTGTAACAGAAACACTAAGCTCTAACACAAGCACTGCCTCTATGCAGGTAGTTGGTCACTTCAACCTTTCCATCTCAGGTACATGGTCAGCCACAGTTACTGTACAACGTAGCTGGGATAACACCAACTGGTTCGATACAGATACCTTCACATCTAACTACGAGGGTGTAGGGTTTGATGCGGAAGAGGTTTACTACCGAGCAACTGTATCTGGGTATGCTTCAGGTTCTGTTGTTATCCGTATCTCAGACAACCGTGACTTTGGTTCTAAAGATGTCTTTGTACAATAGTAGGTGTAGTCATGAGATCAATTAACGAAATCTTCATACACTGTAGTGCAACCAAAGCTAACTGGATGGAGAGTTCTACCTGTGACCAAAAGACTGCTGAGATACGTAGGTGGCATACGGAAGAAAGAGGATGGTCAGATATTGGCTATCACTTTGTAATTGACCGTAGTGGGGATGTCTGTGCAGGTAGACCTGTAAATATTGCAGGTGCTCATGCTAAGGACCACAACAGAAACTCTGTAGGTATTTGTCTTGTAGGTGGTTTTGGCTCTGATGCTTCTGATGAGTTTGACGATAACTTTACAGACAACCAAAGAAAAGCATTGTGTAAACTGCTAGACAGCTTGACAAACGATCACTCAGGTGCTAAAATACGTGGACACAATGAAGTATCTGCTAAAGCATGTCCGGGTTTCAGTGTACCTAAGTTTTTAAAAGACAACCTAAATGCTTCTCCGAAACAATCTAAACTTAAAAGCAGGATAAGATCAGCTGTTAAGAATTGGGGTATCAGTCCTAGATGAGTGTAACCCTAGATCAAATTAGGCTTGCAGCTGAGAATGATCTGACTACGTTTATTAAACTTGTCTCACCAGAGCAAGTGTTAGGTCAGTGTCACGAGGATGTTTGTAGTTGGTGGACTAGGGGAGGTTCTAAGTCCCACCAATTACTACTCTTCCCCCGTGACCACGGTAAGTCTAGGTTGGTTGCTTTTAGGGTTGCTTGGGAACTAACTAAAGACCCTACCCTTCGTATCCTTTACATCTCAGCCACAGCAAACTTAGCTGAGAAACAACTAGGGTTTATTAAGGGTATCCTGACCTCAGATACTTATAGCCGTTACTGGCCTGAGCATGTTAATAAGGACGAAGGTAAACGAGTAAGGTGGACAACATCAGAGATTATGTTGGATCACCCTCTACGTAAGAAAGAGAATGTTCGTGATCCTTCTATCTTTACTGGTGGTCTTACTACTTCTCTCACAGGGATGCACTGTGACATTGCAGTTTTAGATGACGTTGTTGTCTACGAGAATGCCTACACAGGTGAGGGACGTAACAAAGTTAAAAGCCAGTATTCCTTGTTGTCCTCTATCGAAGGGGCTAATGCAAAGGAATGGATTGTAGGTACTCGTTACCATCCATCTGATTTGTACAACGATCTGATGCAGATGACTGAAGATCAGTACGATGAAGACGGTAACAAAGTAGCTGAAGAACAAATCTACGAGGTCATGGAGAGGGCTGTAGAGGACCGAGGGGATGGTGTAGGAGAGTTCCTGTGGCCTCAACAACAACGTAAAGACGGTAAGTACTTTGGTTTCAATCGTCAGATTCTAGCTAAGAAACGAGGACAGTACCTAGATAAGTCTCAGTTCCGAGCACAGTACTACAACGATCCTACTGATCCTGACAACGTACCAATTGAGAGTAATAGATTTCAGTACTACGAACGTAAACACCTTAAACAAGATAATGGGTTCTGGTTCTACAAAGATGCTAAGTTAAATGTATTTGCTGCTGTTGACTTTGCATTTAGTTTATCTAAGAAGGCTGACTATACAGCTATTGTAGTTGTAGGTGTTGACTCAGACAATAACATATTTGTACTAGACATTGATCGTTTCCGTACAGACCGTATCACAGAATACTTCGAACACATACTACAGCTATCTACTAAGTGGTCTTTCCGTAAGATGAGGGCAGAGGTTACAGTAGCTCAACAGGCAATCGTTAAGCAGCTAAAAGAACTTGTTAAGCAACACGGGTTAGCTATCAGCATTGATGAGTTTAGACCTAACAAACATCAGGGTAATAAAGAAGAACGTATAGCTGCTACCCTTGAGCCTCGTTACGATAACATGCAGATTTGGCACTATCGTGGTGGTAATACACAGACATTAGAAGAAGAACTACAATCAAGAAACCCACCACACGACGATATTAAGGATGCCCTTGCTTCAGCAGTAGATATAGCTGTCAAGCCTTTTAGAAGTATCCGTAGAGATAAAAGTAATAATATCGTCTGGGCTAATAATAGATTTAGAGGAGCCTCTTAATGGCAGGTGAGACAATAGAACTAGAGTACTTGCTAGGTCCAGACTCTATGGCTGTGGAAGTATCTAACCGTTGGCGTGAGTGGTCTAACCTTCGTGAGCAGAAGATAGAAGAGTGGAAAGAGCTACGGAACTATCTGTATGCTACTGACACTAAGACAACAAAGAATGCTATGTTGCCTTGGTCTAACAGTACCACCACTCCTAAGCTGACACAAATCATGGATAATCTCCATGCCAACTACTTTGCTACTCTGTTTCCACAACAGAAGTGGATGAGGTTCGAGGCATCTTCTCGTGAGAGTAACGTCAAAGCTAAACGTGATGTAATCCAATCCTACATGGACAACAAGATACGTCAGTCTGACTTTACTAATATTGCCTCAGATATTCTGTATGATTATATCCAGTACGGTAACTGCTTTGCCACTGTAGACTGGGAAGACAACTATCAAGTAAAAGAAGCTGGTGATCTAGTTGTAAACTACGTAGGTCCAAAGATGGTTCGTATCTCACCATACGACATTTGCTTTAACCCTGCTGCACCTGACTTTGCTTCTTCCCCTAAGATTATCAAGTCAATCAAGACACTTGGTGAGATCAGGGGTATGATCGACAGTGACCCATCCAAGAAGTATATGGAAGCTGTCTTTGATAAGATGATGGGTGCTAGGGCTGCTGTAACAGGTTCTGATGCTACCTACAATAAAGCTGATGGATACATTGCTGATGGCTTTACATCTATCCAACAGTACTACGAGTCAGACTATGTAGAGATTCTGACGTTCTACGGAGACTACTACGACACTGAGAATGGTGTGTTGTACAAGAACCGTATCATTACTATAGCTGACCGTGCCTACGTTCTAGCTAACGAAGAGAACCCTAGCTGGTTAGGTAGTGCTCCTATCTTCCATGCTGGCTGGAGACCTCGCCCTGACAACCTCTATGCAATGGGTCCACTAGATAACTTGGTTGGTATGCAGTACCGCATTGACCACCTAGAGAACTTGAAGGCTGATGTCTTTGACCAGATTGCTTACCCAATCCTCAAGATACGTGGTGACGTAGAGGACTTCGACTTTGAACCAGGCTCTCGTATCTACATGGGTGAAGAGGGTGATGTAGGCTACATGGCTCCTGATGCAACTGCACTACAGGCAGACCTACAGATCAGGGTACTAGAGGACAAGATGGAAGAGATGGCTGGTGCTCCTCGTCAAGCTATGGGTATACGTACTCCCGGTGAGAAGACAGCCTTTGAGGTACAGTCTCTACAGAACTCAGCCTCTCGTATCTTCGAACACAAGACTGCCCACTTTGAACGTGTATTCCTTGAGCCTATCTTGAATGCAATGCTTGAGGTTAGCCGTAGATACATGAACATGTCAGACACAATCCGAGTTATGGATGATGCTACAGGTGCTGTTCTGTTCCAGACGATCACGAAGGATGACATCACAGCAGACGGTAAGATCGTCCCTGTAGGTGCTCGTCACTTTGCTGAACGTGCTCGTCGTATCCAGAACCTAACACAGCTGTACCAGATTAAACTGTCTGATCCTTCTGTAGCTGCCCACATGTCAGGTAAAGAGTTTGCTCGTATCTTAGCTGATGAACTAGGTGAACCAGAAATCTTTAGTGAGAACATTGCAGTAAGTGAACAACTAGAGACACAACAGCAGATGCAAGAAGCTGAAGCTATCAACCAAGAGCAGCTTATGGTTGCACAAGAGATGGGAATTTAAAATGGCATCTACAAAGAAAAAACCAGCAACTAAAAAAACTGCAAAACCTAAGGCTAATTCTTCTTTTGGTCAAAAAGTGTTAAAGGGTGTTGTCTACGGAGTAGGAGCACCAACTTTGGCTACTGTAAAAGCAGCTACGAATGTTGGCAGAAAATTAGATAGATACTTTGGCACTGAAGATAAATCAGCTTTTCGACGTGGAAACAGATACGTAACAAGTAAAAAGAATCCTAAAAAGGCTGGACCTTTGACTAGAAAGAAATAAGGAAGATAGTGAAATGAAGATGAAGAAGAAGAAAACAGCAGCACCCAAAAAGTCTCCTAGACCTAAGGCTCGTCCTGTAGATAAAAGCCCACGGGCTGAGATGGCTGCTTCCCCTAGAGACTTTGCTAAGAAGAAGAAAAAGAAATAGTAGTAATGCAAACTATTTGGTTAAAGGGTCTTAACGGAGATGACAAAGAGAAACGTAAGGGTGAAGTACTAGGATACCGAAACGCCTTCGATTCTCTCAAAGAGATTCTCGAACATAACTTCAAAAAGAAAGAAGCTGTTCGTGATTACGAGGTTCCCGGTTGGGAACTCCGTCAGATAGCAGTCAACGAGTACAACCAAGTACTAGATGATATGCTGAAACTTATAACTTTAAACAAGGAATAAAACATATGGATGTGTTTACTGAGGGTGCTGAAACCACACAGACTACTCAGCCAGAGCAACAAACTACTGAGAGTACCCCACCACAGGATTCTTTTGTAGCCAAGCTCGTCGAGGCCAAGGGAGATAATTGGCAATCCTGAGGTACTGGCTAAAGGGAAACTAGAAGCTGATACCTACATACAACAACTTGAATCACAACTCTCAGAGATGAGGGAAGACTTGAGTAAACAGGACTATGCCAAGAACCTTCTGGACCAGTTGCAGAATAAGGCCGCAGAACCCACCACTGCGAATACTGCAATGCCCAATAATAATACTGGTGGCACTTCAGACGGGAACACCAACCCTAACCTGAGTGAGGAAGACCTGAAGAGCCTTGTTGAACGTACACTTTCTGAACGAGATAAAGAGTCTGTTGTAAAACAAAATCTTGATCTAGTTAACGGAGAGATGGAGAAAAGTTACGGCACTGAAGCTAATGCTATTCTCCAAGAGAAGTCAAAGGAATTAGGTATTAGTCTCCAACGTATGCAGGAGATTGCTGCTGAATCACCCACGGCTTTCTTTAGTCTCCTCGGTGAACAAAAGAAGGACTTTAAACCTATGGTTCAAGGTTCAGTTCGCACAGATGGTGTCAACATGCAAGCCTCGACAGAACGTGATTGGTCCTATTACCAAAACCTTCGTCGGGAAAATCGTAACCTCTACTATACACCCAAAATACAACGGCAACTTATGGAAGATAAAAGTCGTTTGGGCAGTAAGTTTGGAATGTAACTAAAAGGAATAGAAAATGTCTGGTATGAATACAGCCAATTCTGCTCTCCTTACCCGTACCGAGGTTTGGTCTACGGAACTCAAGGAGATTTTACGTGATGAAATGATGGCACAACGGTACGTCCGTATGCTTGAAGGTTTCCCAGATGGGAACACTTTCCACATTCCATCAATCGGTCAAGCACAGGTAGACAACTACGCAGAAGATGCGTCAGTTGAATATCGTCCACTTGACACAGGTGAGTTCACCTTCACAGTTGATAAGTATCTGTCCTCAGCTACTTACATGACTAAGAAGGCTGAACAGGATACCTACTACGCAAGTGAACTAATGAGCCGTTTTGTTCCTGAACAAGATCGTGCTATCATGGCTCACTTCGAAACAACCACTCTGGCTGCACCTGAAGCAGGTCTATCTGCTAACGATCAGTCTTTGGTTGATGGAGGAATCCACCGTTTCTCAGGCGGCAATGCAGGTAAAATCGAAGTCGAAGACTTTGCTTATGCTCGTATGAAGCTGAAGATGGCAAATGTACCTGATCAAGCAATGGTTGCTATCGTAGACCCATCAGTTGAGTTTACAATTAATACCTTGTCTCAGCTGTCAGCTGTTACTAACAACCCTAAGTTTGAGGGTATTGTAAGTTCAGGTATTGCAACTGGTATGCGTTTTGTAGCTAACGTCTATGGTTTTGATGTGTATACATCTAACTACTTGGCTGATGCTTCAGACAGTGCTCTGAAAGAACGGGACAACTCAACTACAAACGACTTTAGCACAACAAATGGTAAAGTTAACTTGTTCTTCTCAGCTAATGCTACTGTGAATCCATTCGTGGGTGCATGGCGTCAGATGCCTGAGGTGGACTATGAGTATAACAAAGACTTCCAACGTCACGAGTTCGTAACCACTTCTCGTTATGGTGTTAAGTTGTACCGTCCTGAAAACATGGTTCGTGTTATCACGACACCTACAGTATAAGGAGAGACTAGATGTCTTACACTAACGCAGATGGCCTTTTCGTCCTCACTGATGGGGATCAAGGGGCTGTAAAAGATAATGGTGGTGCTCTTATTGGAACTAAGAGCCTCGTCATTGACATCCCAGATGCAACTTTGATTGGTACTGCTCAAGTAGCACCGACACCAAACGATGCATTCATTCCAGCTGGAGCATACATCACGAAAGCAACTTTGGTTGTTACTACTGCATGGACTTCAGGTGGTTCGGGTACTTTGAGCATTGGTTTGTTTACACTTGCCAACGCAGCTATTGATGCAGACGGCATTGATGCCACAATCGCCAAGACAGCTTTAGCAGTTAATACTGCTGTTGATTGTAATGGTGCTTTGGTTTCGACTCAAGCCACTGTTGGTGCAGCAGATGCCTATGTTGGCTTGCTGTACGGAACAGCAGCATTTACAGCTGGTGCAGGTAAACTCGTCATTGAGTATATCGAAGTATAAACTAATTGGTTGGGGGCTTCGGCCCCCTTCCTTTCACCTTAGGAGATTGCAATGGCAAACGTAAACCATAGTACACTAACAGACCCTTACTTGCATGAACCTAAGGGCGTAGCAGCAGCATCCTCAGGGGATGTGTATGTTGCTAATGGGTCAGGGTCAGGGGCTTGGACTGCTAAAGAAACTCTTGTAGGAGAAACCTTAACAGGTTACATCGACAATATCTCTGCTTCCAGTACAGTTTATGTACCTATCCCTTTTGCTGGTACTATAAGTAAAGTATGTACAGTTCTTGAAGCTGCTATAAGCAGTTCTGATGCTACACTAACAGTAAAAAATTCAGCTGCTGCATCTATGGGAACAATAACTGTAGCCAATTCAGGATCAGCAGCAGGTGATGTAGATCATCTGTCTCCTTCATCTAATAACACGGTGACAGCAAATAGCTTTATTACTATAGCCTCAGACGGTGCTTCCACCAACTCAGCAACCCTTCGTTTTGTAGTAGTATTGGATCGGTCATAATGAGAAACACACTCCTTCAAATGGTTCAGTCTATTCTGAGTGACATGGACTCAGAGGCTGTGAACTCAATCAGTGATACAGTAGAAGCTGAACAGGTTGCTTCTGTTATCGAAGATACATTCTTTAATATTGTTGCAGCAAGGGACATACCCGAGCACAGACAACTTATTAAACTTACTTCATTGTCAGATAATACTAAGCCTACTCACTTCACATACCCATCTAACACTCGTCAACTTAGTCGAGTAGACTACAATATAGCTGACTCAGGTACAACCTACCAAGAGATAATGTTTGTAGAGCCTATGAACTTCATTGATCGTATGAACCAAGATTCCTCTACAACAATAACTGTTACTGATGTTCTAGGTGGTACACAGTTGTTTATCGGCAATGATCGTCACCCATCATACTACACTAGCTTTGATGATGACCACATCGTTATGGATTCCTACAAGGCTTCTGTTGACTCTGTGTTGCAGAATAGTAAGACCAGAGCCTTTGGTTATGTCTACCCAACCTTTACTATTGACGATGACTTCCAGCCTGACTTGGATGACACTATGCTTCCATACTTACTGGCTGAAGCTAAATCAACTTGCTTCTCTTTGTTTAAGTCTGGGTCAGACCCTAAGATCGAACAGTCTGCTCGTAGGTTAAAGTCATTCGTACAGAACGATATGTACAAAACAAAGAGGGCTAATGTACGGCCTTACTACGGGAGAAACTAATGGTCGAGTTTATAGAAGACACTGTTAACCAACGGTGTGTTTGTAAGACAGACAAACTTGCTACAGACATTATAATTGAAAAGGCCAACGATGGTTTTATTTTCTTTGAGATTAAGTTTGAGAAAGGTCTCCTACCAGAAGAGTTCAAAGGTAAGTACTCAGGGATACCAGCAGCTAAGAGAGCTATAGAAAACTATCTAAAGAAAAAGAATATGTCCAAGACAGCCCGTCGAAACTACTTCACAGAAGCCAGAGAAGAACGGAAGAGAAAAGATGCCGCAAAGAATAAGTCAAAAGGTAGTGAACACGTTCATCAAGGGCTTGATAACTGAGGCTGGTGAACTAACATTTCCTGAGGATGCATCTATTGACGAACTCAACTGTCTTCTCGACAGGGACGGTTCTCGTAGACGTAGATTAGCTGTAGAGGTAGAAGAAAACAATGTGTTGTCTACCTTTGCTGTTACTTCCTCAGACTTTGAATTTACTACAGGACGTTGGACAAATGTAGGAGGTCAGGCAGGTCTTGAGTTTATGGTTGTACAAAATAATAGTACACTATACTTTTACAACCTATCGTCAGAACCTTACTCAGGTAACCAGAAGTCTTTCTCTGTAGACCTAACTACCTTTGAACATGCAGGTAGCACTGGGGCAGGTACAGCTAAAGTACAACTAGCCTCTCTTAGTGGTGACCTTGTGGTAGCTTCTTCAGCTATCAACCCTTTCTACATTGAGTATGACCCAACAGCAGACACTATATCAACAGAACAGATTACCCCTCGTGTCAGAGACTTTGATTGGCAAGGTACAGTTGGCGACTACACTGTGAGTGAAGCAACACCTAGTGCTGGTCGTGAGTATGATACAGCTAACGCAGGGTGGTCAGGAGAAAAGGGAGAGGCTGCTCTTACAGCCTACCTAGCAGCTAACGACGATGAGTACCCACCACTTACCCACCCTTGGTATTCAGGTAAAGATGCCAGTGGTAACTTCAGTGTAGCTGAGTGGGAGAAGGTTTACAGTGGTACGTCCCTTACAGGTAACGGACATTTTGTTTTAGACTTCTTTAACAAAGTAAGAGAGGGTCTGCCTACCGAGGCTGAGTCTACTAGGTTCCAATCTATAGCAGCCTTCTCAGGACGTATCTTCTATGCTGGATTGACATCTAATAAAAACAGTGGTAGAATACTATTTAGTAAACAACTGGATAGTATTTCTGAAGCTGGTCGGTGTCACCAACAGAATGATCCTACAGCAGACTACTCTAGTGATCTACTAGATACAGATGGTGGTGTGATTGTAATACCTGAAGCTCACAACATCCAGAAACTACATGCACTTGGTGCTAACCTGATGGTCTTTGCTGAGAACGGTGTGTGGCAGATCAACGGTGTTGATGGTGTCTTCAGAGCTACTGAGTACTCTATCTCTCGTATTACTGATGTAGGAATTAATAATGCTTCTACGTTTGTAACTGTAAGTGACATCCCTATGTGGTGGTCTAAGCATGGTATCCACACTATCTCCTTCGATCAGGTCAGTGGTAGAGGCCAAGAGCAGAACCTTACTATTTCTA